AACTCCCAACCCAGCGGGAACCTTATCTGTCGCGGGAGGTGGCTCGGTGCTTGCTACATTTCTTCAGTATGAGCCTTACTATTCTGGGCGTGATCTTTTTTACTTAACAGCGCTTGTGCCTATGACTGACAGCCAGAAACTATATTACTGTGCTTGCATTCGATCTAATCGCTATAGATACAGTTATGGCAGACAAGCGAATAAAACACTAAAGGATTTGCTAATTCCGCCTTTAAGGTCAATTCCAAGCTGGGTAGATGATGGCTTATCTCGCGTAGCAACTGATTTTTCATCGCGGATAAACAGCATAGCTTGATTGAGTTGCCAATTATGGACGATAAGTTGGTAAGACATTTTATAAGGGGATACTTTGATGGAGATGGTAGTGTCTTCACAGTAAGAGTTAAGAAGTATGGCAGAGAATACGTATACTGTGGAGCAAGTATACTCGGAAGGGAAGTTTTCTTACAAAAACTATACTCATATCTCCCATTTAGTGTGAGTAAAGCTCCAATCTACCCACATAAGTCGGTTTATTCACTCCAATTTAGTGGTAACAGGAGGTGTGCTTTGCTTTACGATTATCTTTACAGTGGAGCCTCAGTCTTTCTTGAAAGAAAGAAGTTGAGATTTGAGGAACTTTGTGGCATGACTCCAGAGCAAGTAATGCTGGATACCATTATGATTGACCGATACAAACTTAACTAGGCGCAAACATGGAATCTAAATACTACGCAATCAAGATCACACTGACGTACCTAGATGGGCGAGTAGAAGTGATGTACCACACAGGTGGCAGGGGTAACGGAGCATTTGCCAACATCTACGAGGGACGCCAAGTCAAACGTATCCTTGGTCAGTATAATGGTGGAGCTGAGACCTTGCAACACAAGGGGACAGTGTGGGAACGTGTACGTAAAGCCAAGGCTGTTGAAGTGAGTTTCAAGTAAACTATCAAATAACATGCCTGATGAGACCTAATGGTCGAAACAACCAAGGATGGCTGTAGCATGAACAATAACAATAAATAATAAGACAGGAGCATCTATGCGATGCAAATCTTGCGATAGCCCACTCAACAAAGTTGAGTTGAAGGCTGTACTACACACTAACGAAGACGGAAGTGTGGTTTATGATGACTGGTGCTCTTCCTGCAAAGGATTATATGGCAGCGAAGAGGCACTAGATCTTTTAGATACACATTGGTATCAGTTTGAGGATCTAACAGAAGGAAGTAGTGAGAAGTAGCTCACAATATCGACAAGAATGTATACTGTTATGTGACACAGTTCAAGTATATTAGAAATATCACTTGACAAGAAGTAAAAAGTGTGATATAATATTGGGTATATAGTAAGAAATTATCTTTTGGTGGTTTATGGACACAGCTAGACAAGAAGCTTCATTTCAGCGGATATTAAAACTAGCTGACATAGCTTTAGTGCAGTTGGAGATTCTTGGAGAGCTTATCGAGAAGAATGGTAAGTGGTTAGAAGAGAATTGTAAACCAATCCTGAAAGATTAAAGAGTTGCCCTTAGAGGCCTTAAAGAGTTGCTGGGTAGCTCCCAGATGAAGGGCCAAATATCACGGGATAAGGGCCAATGAGATACAAATAGAAATCCCGACCAAATTATTGGATAGTAGCTCAATTGGTAGAGCATCGGACTTTGACTCCGAGGGTTGGTAGTTCAAATCTATCCTGTCCAGCCAATAAGACACAGCTGCCTCATATCAGCCTCCTCTCATCCCGCCCTGATGTGTGTCGAAATGGGCATCTAATTTATGCGGGGATAGTGTTTAACGATTAGCACGGTAGTCTTCCAAACTAAAAGTACGAGTTTGACTCTCGTTCTCCGCTCCAAACATAATCCTATAGCATAAGGGTAATGCTACCAAAAGGGGTCACACTGAAACACCGGTTAAAGTATGTGTGATGAGATATGGGACTGGTAGAGCCAGTGATAGTGGGTTCGATTCCCTCAAGGATTATCTAATTAATCATACCTCCAACGCTTCTCATAAGAATAGCGCACCGTGGAGGTTACTTCTTTGACCTTCTACCAAGTGTTTTGGGTCATGGCTGCGCCTAGTCGCCGATAAGACTTGGGCATTTCTTTGCTCAACTACTGTTTAGTTGCCAGAGGTATCCGTATCGCTCGGATTACAATAAGCGACCATTCTCTAGTTTCCCTCACCCACTCCTTGTGGGTATTCCTGTTCTATCTTCTCAATACCCAATTCTCGGAGCTTTAAATGCCTATCACAGCCTGCGTCCCAACATCAGTTGGAGCTGAACTTTTTGCTGGAACTCACACAGCAGCTGACACTTATAAAATCGCACTCTACACTTCAGCAGCCACTTTAGGTGAATCTACCACAGCTTATACAGCAACTAACGAAGTTGTTGGCACAGGTTACACCGCTGGTGGTGCTACTCTCGTAGGTTACACTCCTGGTACAGCTGGTACAGAAGCTTGGATTGATTGGACTACTGATCCAACTTGGGCAAGCTCAACAATCACTGCTCGTGGAGCCATGATCTACAACTCTTCTAAGTCAAACAAAGTTTTAGCCATTCTTGACTTTGGTGCTGACATCACTAGCACAGCCTCTACTTTCACTGTAACTCTTCCTTCCGCTGGTGCTGGTACTGCCGTAATCCGCGCAGTGTAATCGAGGTCTAAATAATGCCTCAAACTAACCAAAACAAAGTTGGCATATTGTCATCAAATACCTACGGATACAAATACAGCTCAGCTTATCCAGCTGGAAACCGTCCAGCAGCTAACTACAACTTATTGTTTAAAGATGATTTCTCTTCTGGTACTGTTGGTAGTAGCTACAGTGGATTTCACGCTTCAACAGTTTATGCCAACGACCATCCGTTCTTACAAGGCAAAGCGCTTAAAGTAAACTTAGGGACAATGACACCCCCAACTTGTGGTGGTGCAATGAATTATGGTGGACGTAAGGCTCTCCCATCAGCTATCCCGTATGGTAGTCGGGTTTGGTATTCAGTTAGACTCTTCCATCCAGTAACCCAAACATGGGGGTATTGTTACGACTCTGGTGATGCTGCTGAGGCAGCTGGCTGTGGTAAACAGAGTGATGGTAATGAATGGACTAAGTTCATGGTTATGGCTCCCACAACAGGGACAGCCAGAATCTACGTCCAGCCTAAGTCTTCTCGTCGTAGTGTTAATCAGAATCTTGGTATTCGATTATACTCTGAAGAAAGCCAAACTCCAAACGATAATAACTCCACAGCCTTCCCTCTTGGGCGATGGTACACACTCCAACTTGAGTGTCTGTTAACCACATCTGGCTATATGCGAGTTTGGATTGATGACCAAGTTGTTTGTTTTGTAAACGCAGCTCCTCTAAGCTCAGGCAACTCAATAGCTGAGTGGGGTATTGGAGACTATTGGAACGGGTGTCCCTACACAGATGGTGCCGCCAATCGCAGTCATTTTTACATGAAAGATGTAATGATTGCAACAAACGCACCGGGATTCACAGCCCCAACAGACGTAGATGGTAGCGGTAATATCTATATAGCCCCTTGGCGACGACCAGTAGATTTCACATAGGAATTTAATAAATGGCTGATTTCTACTTTGGTGCCAGTACATCAGACTGGGCCACGAACTACTCCCCATATGGTGGGGGAGCTAGTGATCCTACGGTAATGAACACTACCACAGGGTTTACTTTTACGGTGCCTGCTGGCGGGATCATCATTACTGAACTAGCTAGAGGGATGGATTCAGCCCCATCCCAGGCTGGTGGTACGTTCAATATTGGTGTTTATGACATCACATCAGGAGTAGCCGGAGCTACTTTACTTGGGCAGGCAACTGTCAACTGTCGTTCAGATGATGCTGGGTATGTATGGCATACCGTAACAGGGCTAAACATAAGTGTAGCAGCTGGTAAAGTTTTATCTATAGCAGCTACTCCCCCTACTGTACAGTGTTGGCATACACGAGAAGCAGATGGACAGGACTACTACACTCCTGGCAGCTCTCAGACCACACTAAGCTCTACTTGGACAGCAAATGGCACAGGAAGAGCTATTCCACTAAGAGCTGGGTACTCTTTAGCAGTACCTCCTCCAACCCTATACGATCTTAACGGTAATAATATTGTTAAGGTAGGTTCTTCTGGGAACACCATATCCACAGCTGGACTTGGTACACTTACCAGTTTAACAATTGGTGGGGTATCTGCAACATCGCTATCCGCTCCAGGCGGAGATGGTACATTCTCATTTCCGGGTTATGTTGATGGAGTTGTTACCAGTTTACTTAGTACAGTTACAGCAGTAGCTGGAGACGGAACTAATACAGCCAATAGAAGCGTAACCTTACAACCTACAGATGGCTGGTCTTACGTTACTTTAAGCGGAACACTTAATAGTTCCAACACTGGCATCCTATACAATTTTTCTCCAGCAGCAGTGGCTGGAGATCAGATTGTATTTGAATCTGGCAATGTAATAGTTGATGCTCAAGGTAATATTGAAACAGATACTAACACAACTCTATGGCATATTCAAGCCTCTACAGGAATTGCAAGAAGTGTTGCTGTAACTGTTATTGCTGGTGGGTCGACGGCAACACCGTCGGGTACTTCATTATCTTTACAGGTTGGTACAGCTGTAGCTAGAGGCTCTGCTTCTGCTGCTCCTACGGGGCGTTCACTTAGCTTGGTAGTTGGAACTGCAACAGCATCAGGTGGGGCTGGTTCTCCCGGTAATGCAACCCCTTCTGGTGTATCTGTAAGCTTGCAAGTAGGTACTTCAGTTGGCAGGGGTTCTGCTACAGCATCTCCAGCCGGAGTTTCTTTAAGTTTAACTAATGGAACTCCTGTAGCCAGGGGAGCAGCAATAGTTCAAGCAGTTGGCGTGGTTATTAGTTTAGTCTCAGGTTTAATATCGTTTCCCCGTACAGGTGACTCACCAAACCTCCCAACATTCCTAGTGGAAAGCGTTTCCAAACTTAGGAAAACCTTTAAAAGATCATTTAGGAAAAAATAATGGCACATTACACATTAAACGTTGGCTCTCCTTCCAGCACAGTGTTTGCTCACTCAGGCGGTGATCTTGAGGTCATCATCTCCGCTGAGTCATTACTTCGAGCAGGAGCTGAGGTCACTATTCAGTACGAGACTTCTCCAGCCAGTGGTGTTTATAAAACTCTCCCAAAAACTAACTTAAAAACTCCAGACACAGCAGTTTACCAACTATCAGCTTGCAATGTTAAGGCGGTATTAGTTGGTGGCGATGCAACTACAACTGCTGAAGTTCGTTTAGTTAGTGTAGCTTAATAGGTAGTAACATGGCACGTACAAAAGGTGCAAAGGGGAAGAAAAATCTCCCCTCTAATGAAGACTTCAAACAAGAGGTTAAAAGCCTCTCAATGCGGTTGTTGAAAAAGATTGGTATTCAGATTGAGCAGGAAGTGAAAGATGAAGATGGCAACGTCATAGTAGACAGAGCCTTCCTTTTAAAATCTGCTCAGCTTGTCTGTAATATGCACCACAGCATTGTCTGTGATGAAGAAAGAGACAGTAGTAATGGAAAGGGCAGTACGGCTACGCCTGCTCAATCGACTCCAGCTCAACCAAACTATACACAAAAACTTGTAGATTTTTCTGAGAAGAAAGCTGAGTCCGATAAGAAGAAAGCAAGCTCACAATAATAAAAACTTATGTTTGAGATAAAGCCACAACCAGTACAACTTCAATTCCTTCAGTCAACTGCCGACATTGTATTTTTCGGTGGGGGAGCTGGAGGGGGTGGACTAAAAGTTTAGCCCCTTTACCTAGTAATAGGTACTGAAAATCTTGTGGATTCAGGGAAACCCCTAACGTGTAGACGAGGGCAATCCTGAGCTAAGCCTCGTAAGAGGAAAGTGCAGAGACTATGGCGAAAGCCAGTAGGTTCAAGTGAACCGAAGCGCAAGACACCCTTACGGGGTGATGATATAGTCCGAACTTCTAGGGAAACCTAGAGATGGATATTAAACAATATCCTGCACAGAATTAACGACTCTGTGTGAACATTCTGAAAACTTGGTCAATATTAATTGATAACCTGCAAGGTGTGCACGATCCGTTCTATTTCTCAGTGTTTTTTAGAACAACGCTGAAAGAGATTACTACTGGTTTGTGGCCTGAAGCTTTACGTATGTATACCCAGTATCTTAAAGACGAGAATGGGAAGTTCATAGGACAAGCTCACATTAACAAACAGGAGTACACAATCACTTTTCCAAGCGGAGCAAGAACACGCTTTGCTTATATGGAACGAGATGATCATGCTGATGCTTGGTATGGTAGTGAGATAACCAAGATATACTACGATAAAATTTGTCGCCCTATGTAGTGATATATAGGTGAAAAACCTCGTTAATTGCTGGAAACTCTGACCGTGAAAGACGAAGACAATCAGCAGCGAAGCTTGCCTCTGGCAAGAACGTTCAACGACTAACCCTGAGATGGGTGTACACTCAAGTGAGTGGAAATGCGAGGTATGTATTGAAAACTAAATTAGAACAACAATTTTTACAATGCTCAAAATGTCGAGAGCATAAAGTAAGACTTAAATTTCCAAAGAATCGAGCCTCCTCAACAGGATACGGTAATTGGTGCAAACAGTGCCATAAAGAAGCTTTGGACAGTAAGAAGCAGGTCACTCTTGAAGATGCCAAGTTGTTTTACCAGAATCTTATAGATATTGGTACAAACTTCCAGTGTAGAAAGTGTGGTAAAGTTGACACTGCTGATAAGTTTTATTTTAAGCGGTATAATGGTAAGGTAGGTATTGTTGAGAGCCAGTGCAGAGAGTGTAATAGCTACGCAAGTAAGATGCAAAGGTTCTCAATGACCAAAGAGGAGTTTCTTACCCTTCTGGCCTCCCAGGATAATAAATGTAAAATTTGTAAGATAGACCACGATACCTGGCGGGCAGCCAATAATGGTAAAATGTTCGCCATTGACCACTGTCATACACACGGTCATATTCGAGGTCTCCTTTGTTCGTGGTGTAATAACGGGTTAGGTCATTTCAAAGATGATAGAGCCTTGTTACAATCCGCTATTGAGTATTTAAGACATAATGATATAGTCTCAACTTCTAGGGAAACCTAGAGATGCAGGTAGAGCTGCTGGTAGTGTTTAACGCACACTATTGAAGATTTTGGAATTGCAAATGCGCAGTCAGTATCAATTTGACCTTCTCCTATCTCGTAACCGGTCAATGGCTAGTGTACCTAAAGGTATTCGTGGAACACTTAACCCAGACAAATACCACTTCGTTTATGATTGGGTTAAGCCCTACATTGACGAAGAAGGTTTCCCAATTAAGGAGTTGTCTGGGAAACTTCGTTATTACTACCGTATTAACAACGAGCTTATCACATCTTGGGATAGAGATGAGCTTATGAATAAATACGGGGTGCCTGACAAAAATGGTGTCATAGACCCACCGGAAACTTATACCTATATCCCATCTACTCTTGAAGACAACGAAGAGCTGACTAAGCGAGACCCTAAATATCGAGCTAAGCTAAATGCCCTCCCTGAGAGAAAACGTAAACAGCTTTTACAAGGTTGTTGGGCAGAGAATGAGGACAGCGGTAAGTACTTTAAACGGGATTGGGTTACAGAGATTAAAACAGCTGATGTACCTAAAGATTGTGTTTGGGTTAGGTCTTATGACCTTGGCTACGCTGCCCCATCAGCTGACTTAAAGCCAGACTATACAGCCTCTATCTTGATGGGTAAAGATCGCCTAAACAATATTTATATTAAAGGTGATTACCACCCAGACTTTAAAGATCCTGACACAGAGCGCTTAGGACAGCTTAGGATGTCTCCTGGTGAACGTGATATTAGGATGATGAAGCAGGCGGAATATGACACCAATAAGGTGTATATAGTTTTACCAAAAGAGAACGCATCTGGTGCAGAAGTATTCCAACACAAGGTTAAACTATTTGCTCAGAAGGGGTTTATAGTTAAGCAAGACCCTATGAGCAGTAATGCTAACAAGCTTTTTAAGTTTGAACCTTTCTCCTCTTATGCAGAGAATGGGTGTGTATACATTTGTCCAGACTCCTTTCACAACAAAGTTACATACGAAGGCTACTTAGAGCACCTGGAGAGATTCAATCCAGAGCAGAAGAGTAACGGCTATTATAAGGACGATCTGGCGGATGCAACAGCAGGTGCTTTCAACACTTTAATGACATTGCGTCATGTCCCATTAGTAGTAAGAAATCAAATAGCAACAACACAAATATCATCCGAGCTTTTGTCAAGATAGACAGCTCCCAACTAACGAGATAATAATAACAATGAGTGATGAAAAATTACCCGGTAAGGTGTTTGTTCGTTTTAACCGAGTAGACCCAGCTGGCCTTAAATACACCCTAGAATACATCAATGACTTGATTGAGAAAGGCTATCGGTTCACCGTATCAGATTTACTGATAGATAAGCCAACCTTACGCAGTAATCAACCTCAGTTCTCAATGTGCCTTCCAGACTTCGTACAAGAGCTTTCTGAGCCTGTATTTGATCCAGCTAAGCTCCCATCTTGGTATACGGATATGGATGAGTTAGAGGCTGTTCTAGCGCGTCTGGAGACACTTACTAAGAAAGATCAGTTAGTTGAGTTCCAAGAAGAAATAAAACTCTTTGCTCCTGAAGACAAGAAGCAACCAGCTGCTATTAAAGTGTGGCTTGCAGAGCAGATTAAGGCTCACAGACGATAACTATCGCCGTCAATAAGTTAAAAGGCAACCTATGGCAAACCCAATAAAGCCCCGTAAACCTGGGCGGCCTGTGAAAGATAGGGAAGTAGTTCCTCTCACACGGGAAGTAGGTCAACCGCTTGTTGGGTTAACGCAGCAAGCTCTGATACAAGACAGTGCTGATAAGGATTTAGTTCTCCCCAGACGCTGGTGTGTATTCGACAAGATGGCTCAAGATGATGCTGTGTTTAGTGCAAACTACGCAACCAATATTGAGTGCTCTGAAGCGTTAAACAACTATCGGATACAAGCTAAGACAGCTTCTGGAGAAACCTACGCAGAGTTTATTAGGTATAACTTCTCAAACTTTGAGCATGGTACATTCTACGAGTTTATTAACAATGCTTTGTTGATCTTGCGGTATGGATTCTCCCCAATTAACAACGTATTCCAGAAAAGGTTATACGGCCCTTACGCCAACACCTACTGCATCCACAAATTATCTCCTAGAGATCCTAGGAGTGTATATGCCTGGCTGTATGATGACAACTACCGAGAAGTCATAGGTTTTGCCCAACATAAGAATAATAAGAAGTATTTAAACTCTCAGACAGACTATAAAGAGAAGATGACGTGGATTGACTTCTCTAATATCAAGGAAAGTGAATACACAGTTCTTAAGAAGAATCAGTACCTACACTTCCGCCATAATCCATATGGCGGAAATCCTCAAGGGGACAGTCCATATCTGCATTGTTATACAGCTTGGGCTGAAAAGAAGGTAGCTCAGAAACTTCAAGTGTTGGGTTTGACTAAAGACTTAGGTGGGTGCTTTATTGCCCGTGCGCCTGGTGCTTTGTTTGAGAAAGCAATGTACCCAGAAATGAATCCTGATGAAGCTCGTGAGATCCTAGATTTTCAACGAAATGTCTCTGACCTTCAGAATGGTAATTCCAGTATGTTGGTGTTGTTGTCGGATACAGACCCTGTTAGTGGTAAGTATTTGTACGACCTTGAGATTAAAGGTTTGGATGGTGGTGGTAGACAGTTTGACACTGTAAACCTAATCACTGAGTATAACAAAGCTATTTATAACACCTTTGGTGCTGCTCACTTAATCTTAGGCCAGAATGGCCAAGGCTCTAACGCCTTGTTCAATGGTGCTGACCTAACGCACTCTAGTTATTGTAGGGCTGTTGTTGAAGAGATTGCTGATGTTATCAACACACAACTTATCCCACGACTCTTAGCTGTTAATGGAATCTTCCCGTCTCCAAAAGATATGCCTAAATATGTCCCTGGAGATGTTGTTGGAATATCCTATGACGAGCTTGGTAAGTTCATTCAGAGAACTAAATCTGTGAATGCTTTAACCCCTGAACTTATGAAGGAGATCTTAGAGGTAGGTGGGTTTACCACAGAAGGTGTAGACAAGATTGATTTCACTGATAAAGGTGGCAGTCGTTCAGGTGAGTCACAAGGCAGCTCGGGCACCGGAAACTCGCAATCTGGCGGGAGAGCCAGTAGCTTAAATTCAGAAAACAAGTCCTTAGTCCTATTAGAACACAGGAAAGAAACAGGCGAGAGAGTCTACTTTGATATGAATACAAACAGAGCATTTATTGACCATGAGTGATGAAGATGACAAACCAGTAACAAGATCTTTTCTCTTAAATACCCTAAGTAAACTTTTCAACATTGCAAACTCCCTGCCTGTAATTAAACAGTTTCAGGAAGAAGAGATGAGAGCTATCGAGCCTCTATATTGCTCTGTTGGAGAAGTTGATGGCCACGGTGATTTTATTCCAACCATCGAAGAGATGCGAGATTTTGTAAACGAAATTAATAAGAAGAATGATCGTGGTGAACTCCAGTCTTCAATCTCTCATATACACAAGACTAACTCTTTCAAGATGATTAGGGCGTGGGTCAATGAGTGTGATTGCATTATAGGAGATGTCACTGTACCAAAGGGTATGCCTTTAGCTGAGATGCAGTTTACTAAGAAAGCTGCTTGGGATATGCGTAAAGTTGGCAAGCTCTTAGGTTTAAGTATAGGTGCTCTTGCAAAAGTAACCCCTACAGAAGATGGTAAGAATGCGCTCACCAAGCTTAGCTTTGATTTTCGTGGTGCTCATTTGGCCTACACAGATGTTTCTGTAGGAGGTGCAGCTAGCGGATACAACTCCCCAATCATCCTGAAATCAAATATGTTTACAGCAACTCCTGAACAACTAGCCATTATAAAAGAGCTAGAAGAAGAACTCACCCCTTTAGATAAAACTTTAGGTGTAAGCAACGCCGATAACGGCAAACAAAACACCCCGTCAACCTCTGCTAACGCTGAGGCTGTAATGGCAGGGGATGACAAAAAAGTCCTAGAAGGAAAAGAAAAAACTATGTCTGAACAAGACTTAATCGCAGCCAATGCTGCACAAGCCGAGGTTGTTAAAAAGCTGGAGGAGCAAGTTGCTGCCTTAATGCTCGCTAACGCCAAAGAGAAAGCTAAAAACTCTATTGCTAAGTACAAGTTAGAGGAATCTGAAGCTGAAGGTTTAGCTCAGGCCCTGGCTGTTCTTCCAGAAGATGCCAAAGAAAGTGTAGTGAAAGCACTGGACAGTTTAGTATCTAAATTGGCAGAGAAAGAAGTTGAAATTGCTAAAGCAAAAGAAACCGCCTCGCCTCAAGAAGAGATTGTTAAAGCTGCTCAGAAAGAACTTTCCGCTGAAGTTGGCCATGACTCCCAAGCTGCCCTGCCTTCAGTTGTAACTGATGCAGAAGCAAAGGCCGAGGCTATTGCTAAAGCTTATGAACAACTCGCTCAATTAGAAAAATCAAAAGGTGCTAAATAATGCCTGTAGTAGCCACAACTCGTCCATTCACTTCTTCTGTCTTGAAAAGTCACGACAGCTATGAAAATGTAAACTATAACTTTGCTACTGTCTTGGTTAAAACTTCCAGCGGTACTTTGACTGTAAACCCTCTGGGTCTTGCCCTTATCTGGGATGCTGGCTTATCAGCTTTCCGTCAATACCTTGCAACTGATAACTCTTTTGCCCTCACCTCAACCCTTCCCGATGCAGCTCCTATTGCTGTCAGTTTGGGTGACTCACAGGGTATTGGTTTCAACAACACCGACGTAACCATCACTACCTCTGGTATTTACTTGAGCGTTATCTTCCGTGGTGCTGGTGCAGCTGAGCTTATTGAAGACGGCATTGTCTACGCAGCCGGTGTTGTTACTCAAGATAAAGCAGACTTCCGTACTCAATTAGAGAAACAGGGTATCAAAGTATCCAATAAATCACCAGCAGCTACTAGCAGCTACGTATAATAATTAGGAAATAAATAATGTCAGATATTAAAGAAATTTACAAAGGCGTAGGTCTTGTTGGAGCTGGTTTCGCCTTTTTAGATACGGTTCCTGAAGTACTTCGTCGTGCTCCTATTAAAGTTGGTGCTTTCGATGCTTTGTTCCCTCATGAAGACAACTTCCTGCGTTCTCGTGTAGCACAGATCTCTCGTATCACCGAGACTGGTTTGCAACTGCCTGTTGGTAAGCGCTTTGACGACTACGTTGGTGCGATTGACAAAGACAGTGCTGAGTTGCTGAACTTCAATACTTGCAGTTTTGGCCATGGCTGGGCAGTAAACCCTACCGATATTGATGGTAAGTTAAGCCCTATTACCAAAGAACCAATGACTGAAGAAGAGCTTTTAGCTGAAATGCAACTTAAAGCTCAGATGCACTGGGACTTCATGCGTGAAGTTGCTAAAGTTCAGTTGATTACTACTGATACCAACTACACTGGTGGTTATGTAGGCAACCCAAGCTACAACTGGTATCAAGAGTTTGTAGGTTCATCTCGTCCTGCTGCGACTTCTATGCAACTTGCAGCTAACGTAGACCACATCAGCTTGTTCCAGGCCGAAGTGGATAAGATGCAAGAAGATGCCAGTAAAATGCGTATTAACGATGGCTTCTCTCCTCTTGCCTTGTGTGGTACAACTTTCTACGCCAACCGTTTCAATATTGAGAAACAAGACGGCTTGGCTCGTCCTTTGTTGGGGCCTGCTGGTGATTTGGCTTCTGAAGAGCAGCCTTTCATCACTATTGGTGGTTTCCGCCATGCAACCTTCCAAGGTCAAGATGGTATTACTTACGTGCGTATGAACCAATCTATCAACGGCACTAAGTCTGTTGGTGTTAACGATTGCTACTTAGTACCACAAGGTATCACCATGGTAGCTCGTTACTTCTCTCCTGCTATCGGTCGTTCCACCACTAACAAAATTGCTTCAGAAGCCTATGGCTGGACTGAAGTTAGTGAACGTAAAGGTGTTGTTCGTGCAGAAGAGTCTAACGTGCTGTACGTATCTAAGTATCCTCAACTGATCCGCAAATTGACTGTGTAATAACTAAAAGGCAACTATGGCTACTATTGATAGAGATAAACTGCTCCAAGATACTAAAGCATGGTTGCCTTCTCAGTTTAATCTTCCAGACTCAATGATACTCACCTTAAATGAAACTGTCATCCTCCGAGTAGGAGATGATGGTGTGTTTTATTCTCAAATTCTTTGCGAATGTCTAAAAGCAAATGCAACGAAGATGATGTTTGAGTATTCTGTTGGTACGTCTGGGTTAAAAAGAGAGAAAACTGGCCAGGTAGAGGTTGAGTGGTACAACTCTAGTAACTCACCAAATCCTTGGAAAGACTACATAGCATCCTTATACACAGATGTGTGCCCACTGTTTGGGTATAGCCCAACTAAGTCTACAACCATACCAGGAAAATCGAGTGCAATACCTTATATTTTCCCTGTGTTCCCTGTTGTAGATTGTGCTTGCCCAACTGATGTATTAGATGACTTCTTGACAGATCAATAACACTAAGCCGGTAATCCGGCTTATTTTTAATTAGTCTTTTCATCTTGAGAGGGTTAAT